ACAGAATCCCGTTTGACAGCTTTGAGGAGACGGCAAGCCACTTGATATCGATGAACCCGTAGTCCAGAACAAGAAAGAAGTAAGGGTCTGTTGGGTTAATAGCCCCGGGGTTCGCTGAGAAGTTAATGGCATTCGAGAGTGGGGTCCCTGATAAAACCGAGGTCTCGTCTGCGAGGTCAAAAAATGTTGGGGGGCCGCTTAAATCCGTCCCTTTGTCGATGTAATGCCCTATCTTATATCTGCCGAGAACATCTTCGAGAACCGTTGCGTTCCTCGTATATTCAAGGCCCCATATTGAGCGAACCTCTTGGATTGTGCCAAGCTCGGCTATCATCAGTGGCTTTGTCGCCCACACGCCATACGCGCTACTTGAGCTTGTTGTTGTAGCCAAATGGTATATTTCAAGCGCCTGTACTGCGCTGCCCCATATGCCGTTCGGCACTGCGTTTGTGCCGCCGAATACAAGGCGCTGGTCGGAGAACGCTACTGCCCCGGGGCGCTTATTAGCGGTTGTTGTATCGAATGTAGGGTCAAGAGGCGGCGGCCCGAACGCTGGTGATGGCGTCCATGTAAACGGGCCAGTTGGGGCCGCTGCCCCCGTGTGCCTTAATAGTTTCGGGGGCGCACCACGCGATACAAACACCATCGTGTCTGCCGACTGAACTGCCCTGAGAGTAGAAAGGTCGAGTGTGTTGTAATCAGTATCAGTGAAGTTGTCGATAAGAGTTGTCGTGTTCTTGTCTACCGAGTAGATGTTAATGGTTGCGGGAGAGCCGTTTGCGATAACAACCGCATACGTCTCTGTCGCTGACTTCTGAAAGCTGAAAAGTCGCGCTGAACCGGATAGGCTCTTCGTGTACCATGTGCCGGGGCGTTTTCGGGCGGCGCCGCTCGGCATTACAATCATGTTCTGCAGATCGGCAGCAGCTTCCTGATATTGCCGCAAATCGGTTCGCCCATATACAGACGGAGAAAGCTCCCCCGAAGAAAAGCTGTGGACAATAACATCAGGCATCAGAGTACCTCCGTCCACTGAGTAGGCGGCTGCGGCTTCGCTTTCTGCTGCCTTGAATCAGCCTGAATAGCCTGAGCAACGGCGGTATAAAACGCCTGCTGCGCCGCCTGCCAGACCTGAGTGTTCTGAACGAGTGAAAACGAAATGCGCTTCGCAAGATTCATAGCAATCGCTTCAACCACGAAGGTCGGAAACAGTGACGGGTTTGTTACTCGCTTTATGTATTTCAGATAAGCGTCGGCAACGTTCGTGTAGAGGTTGCCTTCTTCGATGATGTAGTCTTGAGTATATTCGGGGTCGTCGTCCCATGCGTCGAGTACCCGGCGTCCGTATGCGTAATACGTAGCTGCACTCGGGGGCGCCGCCGAACCAGACTCGCCGGGCATTACTCTAACACCGAGAACCCGAAGTGTGTCGTCGGGGAGAGAATACACGTATCGGTAGTCGGTAAGGTTTGCAGCCTCCGCAATCTGAACGATTTCTTTTCGCGCTACGGCAAAGCTCCACTCGTGAGCCGCCGTAACCTCATCCTTTGCATAAGGGAGCATTAGAGAGCAAAGGCGGGCCGCTTTGTCCGTCCCGCTCAGAGAAGTTATCGGGGGCTCACCAAGGCTGGTTAGAGCAATGTTAGCAATGTCTACGTCACTCGTCGCCATGAAAAGCCCCCTTGGTGCTACGCGCCGTCAACGTCGGGAATGTCACCGGCATCGATGTCGTTGGTGGTATCGGCAGAGTTGTGGGCGGTGTCGTTCGCCAAGTGCGCGTTATACGCCGCAACCACAGCTTCAACCTCCTCCATCCACGCAACTAATTTGCCACGCGCCTTGTCCGACAACGGCAGATTCTTCAAGATTTCTTTTTCGAGAACTTGCATTCTACCCTCCTAAGAGTCCCGGGGGCGAAGCCCCGGGTGTCGCTTAACCGATGTCAAGCCAAATCTGGAACGCGCCGCCGGTAGCGGTCGTCGCCGAACAGGTATGAGTCGCGCCAACGTAACGCGCCATCTCAGCCGGGGGCACAGGGAGACGAATATGCGTACCAAGCGTAAGGTCAGCCTTCGCCTTGGTGATAGCAAGGTGCTCCGTGCCACTGGCAACACTGGTGGTCGAGTGGCTGTACAGCTTGAAGGTCACGCTCAGAGCGGACCCGTGGGTGACAGCCTCCGTCACCAGAATGTTGAGGTAAAGCGGGCGGCCTTCGCCAATCTGCCGCGCCATCCCCGAAACGCCGGGGGCGGTCAGGTCCATGACATTGGTAGTAACCGTCTCGCTGGCCGTGGTTGCAATATCCTGCTCCAATACCCCGCTGCTCGTATTAAGTGTAAGAAAAGCCTGCTTGTCAGTAATAGCCATGATTCCCTCCTTAGCTCGTTACTGCGACTTCGTCGGTCGCAAGCTGGTCAACAATTTTGACCGGGACGCCGCGAAAGTTAAGAACCGGGGCGCCGCCAAGACCCTCGGAGACCGAGAAGTTGACGTTGCTCTTGTCTTTGAGAGCAATGTCCATCTGAGTCTTAATGGTCCGGTTCACATAGATACGGGTGCGCCCGATGTTGCCGGGGTCGGGGAGCAAGTTGAGGGCAGTAATCAAATCATCTTCGTCGAAGATGTTTGAAGAACCGCTGGTCTCAATGTTGCAAATCCGCTGTACAGCACGATCGTCCGCAACTGCAAGGCCCCAGTTAATCATGTAGTGCGACACAAGCGCGGTATAAGCGCCGGTCGAGCTGCCGATAAGCTGCTGCCCAAGGTCCTCTTCATCGATGAACCCTTTGCCACCACGAGGGTACACAAGGTAAGCGCCGTCGCCGCCCCACTGGATAACCCAAATAGAGGCAAGGTCGGAGCCAGAGCCGCCAGCACCATGAACGTTAGCCAGGTCAAGGTCGTTGTACCGAACCATCAGCCCGCGAACATTCTCAGCACTCGGGGTCTCGTTCCCGTAGAACACGCGGCCCGCCCAAGACTTAGCCATGCCACGCAGACGCATAGCATTCTGCTGTGCACGAAACATCTCGGCGTCAGTGGCCCGTTTGATAAGGCGCTCGTCAATCCGGCTGTAAGACTCAAAGATTTCGAGGGGTTCACGAATCTGAGTCACAACATCGGTTTCGTAAGCGACTTCCTGATTAACGATACCCGCTTCGCCAGCACCTTCGCTGAACGCACGAGTAACAACATGGGACGTGAGGTCATTCGCCTCCATCCACACCGCATCTGCCATAACATCATTGACCTCGGAGAGAACGTCTACGACTTTCGCGACGTTCCCTTTCGGGTCGTGCATGGCTTTCAGGTCAACAAGTGTATATTCGCCGGTAAGCGTACTCATTGGTTTCCTCCGTTAGTCACGTACCGGGTACTTCTCCCTCATCCACGGATAGACGAAATGTCCACGGTCCTCAACGGCATCAGAAGTCGGGGTGCCTTCAACGAGAGAGTCGGGCGCAAGGTCCGCTCCCGCTTTGGCAATAAGACGAATAAGCGCCGGATTGTTCCCGATTGCCGGGTTCTGAAACGCCTCCTGAATATCGTCCTTCCCATACTTCGCGCCAAACCGCCTGATATTGGCCAAGTTAGCGTCGAACTCGGCTCCCCACTCCTGTTTCAGTTGCGCCTTTACCGCTTCGGTTTCTGAGGCAATCTGTTGCGTTGCCGCCTCAACTTGCTCCCGCGTGGTGGCGTCAAACCATTCGGCCAAGCCCTTGGCCTGAGATGGGGTAAGCCCTGCTTCATACGCTGCTTGGCGAAACTTTTCAGCCAAGTCCGTGTCTGCTGGTAGTTCGTACCCTTCGGGCGCCTCCGGCCTGCCAACGGCAGCGTAAAAGGCGTCCCACTGCTCTTTACCGGCATCTTCGTCAGGAAGAACTACGGCTCTGTCTTTCACGGATAGCGCGTCCCGCGCCGCCGCAACAAAGTCCTTGTAGCTCTCGTATGTCGCGAAACTTTCGCGATACTCCCTCGGAAGCTGCTCGGTCCACTTCGGCAATGCGCTCCCCTCGGAGGGCTGAGGCGCCTGTCCTTCTGACTCTACCGGCTGCGCTTCCCCGACTTCGGGGCCGCCGCTGAGAATCGTCTGGCT